AGTATATATACCTGCAGAAGATGTAATTGTGCCTTATGGAGCGTCACATATCGAAACAGCAGAGCGTGTAACCCATGTTATGCGTAAAACTAAGAATGAATTACGTAAATTGCAGGTTAACGGGTTTTATCGTGACATAGAACTTGGTGAACCACAACCTTATCATAGTGATGTAGAAGAGCGAAAAGCCGAAGAAGGTGGGTATTCTTTAACAGATGATGATAGATATAGCGTGTACGAGATACATGCAGAACTAGTTATTGATGGTGTGGATGATTCAGAAGACGATATAGCTAAACCATACGTAGTAACTGTTGAACGTGGAACAGGTGAAATACTGTCTATACGCAGAAACTGGAACCCAGATGACGAGTTATCGTTAAAACGGCAACATTTTGTACATTATGTATATGTCCCAGGGTTTGGGTTTTACGGGTTAGGGCTTATACATATCATTGGTGGGTACGCCAAAGCAGGTACATCTATAATACGCCAGCTTGTGGATGCAGGTACTTTATCTAATCTTCCTGGGGGTCTAAAGGCACGTGGGTTACGTATTAAAGGTGATGATTCGCCTATAGAACCTGGAGAATGGAAGGACGTAGACGTACCTTCTGGTAGTATCCGTGACAACATAATGGCGTTGCCATATAAAGAACCGAGCCAGACACTTCTCGCCTTACTTAGTCAGATCACCACAGAAGGCCGTAGACTGGGGGCAATAAGTGATATGAATATATCCGATATGTCTGCTAATGCCCCTGTAGGGACAACCTTGGCGCTCTTAGAGCGTACTTTGAAGCCTATGGCAGCAGTACAGGCACGTGTTCATTATGCGATGAAGCAAGAATTTAAAATGCTTAAATCATTAATGGCAGAATATGCCCCTGCAGAATACGCTTACCAGCCAACAAGGGGTGAAGTAAGCGCACGTCAGGCTGACTATAATATGATTGATGTTATCCCTGTGTCGGATCCCAATAGTTCTACTATGGCACAGAGAGTGGTGCAGCACCAAGCAGTGCTTCAAATGGCTCAAGCTGCACCACAAATATACGATTTACCCCAGTTACACAGGCAAATGATAGAAGTATTAGGGGTAAAAAATGCTGATAAGATAGTTCCAACTAAGGATGATATAAGACCAACAGATCCTATCAGTGAAAATATGTCTGCATTAACGGGTAGACCCATGAAAGCGTTTATTTATCAGGATCACGATGCCCATATAGAAACGCATATGTCTTTTTTACAAGATCCTATGGTTGCCCAAATGGTAGGTCAAAACCCACAGGCAAAGCAGATTATGGCTTCTTTACAGGCACATATAGCTGAACATCTTGGGTTTAAGTATCGTAAGGATATAGAAGAAAGGCTTGGGGTTGAATTACCTTCACCTAATGAAGAGCTACCTGAAGAGATAGAGGTTAACTTGTCAAGGCTTGTAGCTACAGCAGGTAAACAGCTCACTCAGGCACATATGCAGCAAGCAGCGCAAAAAGAGGCACAAAAGAAAGCCCAAGACCCTGTAATCCAGATGCAGCAGCAGGAACTGCAGATAAAAGCACAGGAAGTGCAGCGAAAATCACAAAAAGATGCTATGGACATGCAGCTTAAACAAGGAGATCAGCAGCTCAAACAGGCAGAACAAGTTCGAAAGAACATGAAAGATAAGACTGACGCAGCACTGGAAGCAGAAAAAATAAACGTTGATAAGTCTGAATTGGCTGTAAATGCTAAACAGCAAGGCATAAAAATAGCTGCAGATAAAATAGATAAAGATAATAAATTAGATATGGAGATATTTAAAACCCTAAATCCAGGCAATAAAGGTAATAATAAAGAAAATAAAGGTGAATAATGGCTAAAACCGTCTTTGACGTGCTAAAAGAGAAACTCGAAGCTGATAAAGCTTCTGCACAAAATTTTCTTGGTGGTGGGGGAGCAAAAGACTTCTCTCAATACAAGGAAGCGACTGGCTTGATCCGAGGTCTAGAAGCTGGTCTGTCTTATATAGAAGACCTCTCGCGCAATTATATGGAAGGTGACGATGACTGAAGTAATAAAATTAACAGACGAAGAATTAGAAGTACAATTACCTCGACCCGTTGGGTATCGAGTGCTTATAGCATTACCTGATGTTGAAGAAACTTTTGAAAATACTAAAGTTTTAAAAACAACAACAGAAATGCGTAACGAACATGTTATGTCTATAATAGGTCTTGTTGTAGACATGGGAGATCAGGCTTATCAGGATACAGATAGGTTTGGGGATACTCCTTGGTGTAAGGTAGGCGACTATGTAATGTTCCGTGCCAATAGTGGTACGCGATTTAAAGTAGATGGCAAAGAATACCGTTTAATGAACGATGATTCTGTAGAAGCTGTCGTAGCAGATCCTCGCGGAGTAGCGAGAGCAATTTAAGGAAAATATAAAATGGCATTTCAAAAAGTAGAATATAACTTTCCCGATGAAGAAAGTAAAAAGCCCGATATTGAAATTGAAGATTCAAATGCAGTAGAGATTGATGTATCAGGCAAAAAAGAAAGTTTAGAGGATGAACAAAAAAGCAGTAAACCAGAAGATAAAGGAAGCAAAGAAACTTCGCCTAAGAGTGAGCTTGAAGTTGAAGTTGTCGATGATACGCCAAAAGCTGACAGGAATCGTAAAGCTTCTGAACCACCAGAGGATCTTACTGATGAAGAACTTGATGATTATTCCGAAAAAGTTCGTAAGCGCATCCAGCACTTTAGTAAAGGTTATCACGATGAGAGGCGGGCAAAAGAAACAGCGTTCAGGGAAAGAGAAGAGCTAGAACGTTTTGCTAAATCTTTGCAAGAAGAGAATAGTAAACTAAAAGGTAGTGTTAACAAGAATCAGACAGCATTACTTGAACAAGCTAAGAAAACAGCATCCGCAGAGCTTGAACAGGCTAAAAAAGCATATAAAACCGCTTATGAAGCTGGAGACGCAGATGCTGTTGTAGCAGCACAGGAAAGTTTAACCAATGTTAAGATAAAGACTGACAAGTTAAATAATTTTAAATTACCGTCTTTACAGAACAAAGAAACTCCTGTAGAACAGAAAGTAAGTAGTCCACAAGTAGACCAACGTGCGGTTGATTGGGCTAAAAAGAATACTTGGTTTGGTACAGATGACGAAATGACAAGTCTGGCACTGGGCCTACATAATAAACTCGCAAAGCAAGGTATAGACTTGCAGAGTGACGAATACTACGAGGCTATAGATGCCCGTATGCAGCAACTCTTCCCAGATAATTTTGAGGGGGTTGCAGAACCAGAGGCTGGAAAGCCAAAACGACAGGCGAATGTGGTTGCCCCCGCTACGCGGAGCATGGCCCCTAAAAAGGTTAAATTAACGCAAACACAAGTAGCCATAGCGAAAAGGCTAGGAGTGCCGATTGAATTATACGCCCAAAAGGTTGCAGAAGAAATGAGGAAAGATAATGGCTGAAAATCGAATAAACCGAGAACTTGAGACCCGTGAAAAGACACCACGTAAAAAATCTTGGCAACGTCCTGAAGTTTTACCTTCACCGACACCACAAGATGGATATACGTACCGTTGGATACGGACAAGTACGCAAGGTCAAATAGATCCTACCAATGTCTCCTCAAAATTACGTGAAGGTTGGGAACCTGTAAGAGCAGAAGATCATCCAGAAATAACGTTAGTTGCTGTAGAAAATGAAAAGTTTGCAGACAACGTTATAATAGGTGGTTTAATGTTGTGTAAGGCTCCGCAAGAACTAGTAGATGAGCGTACCGACTATTATAAACAGCAGACGGACAATCAGATACATTCTGTAGACAACAACCTCATGCGAGAAAACGACCCTAGAATGCCGATATTTAATGATCGGAAGTCAAAGGTCACTTTCGGAAAAGGTAATTAATTTTAATTTTTTGGAGATAAATCATGGCTTATCCAACTATAGATGCCCCTTATGGGCTTGTACCTGTTGGTTTGATTGGTGGTCGTCCTTACTCAGGCGCTACTCGACTAATGAAAATAGCTAGTAACTACGGCACAGCTATTGGAAAAGGCGATCTAGTAAAACGCGTAAATGACGGAACTATTGAACGTGACGGAAGTACATCCGCTTTACCAGCTACTGGCACATTAGGTGTCTTTATGGGCTGTCAGTATACTGACCCCAACACTAGTCAGTTAACATTCAGCAATTCATATCCTGCTAGCACTGTTGCTAGTGATATTCACGCATATGTTGCTGATGACCCTGATCTAGTAATGAAAGTAGCTATATGCTCTTCAGGTACAACAATGGCAACATTGGGAAGAACTGCGATTGGTAATAAAACAGCTATCATTAGTAATACATTAACTACTACTAATGGGCGGTCAAAGTTAGCTGCTAATAACAGTGTAGCTACAACTTCGACACTACCACTTCAAATTATTGACGTAGTTGATAGCACAGCGACTGGAAGCGATACCTTTCAAGAACTGTTAGTTATATTTAGTACACATACTGATAATGGTAGTAACGTGTTCATTGGTGGACATGCCTATCGTAACCCAGTTGGCATATAGAGGAGATAAATAATGGCTATTTCACGCGCACAACTCCTTAAAGAACTACTTCCTGGCTTGAACGCATTATTCGGTTTAGAGTATGCAAAGTACGGTGAGGAACATAAGGAAATTTTCGAATCAGAAAGTTCTGACCGTTCTTTTGAAGAGGAAACTAAGCTATCAGGCTTCTCCGCAGCACCAGTCAAAGACGAAGGCTCTGCCATCGAATACGACAATGCTCAAGAAGCTTTCACAGCTCGCTATAACCACGAGACAATCGCAATGGGCTTTTCAATTACTGAAGAGGCTATCGAGGATAACTTGTATGATTCTTTATCATCTCGTTATACTAAAGCGCTTGCCCGTGCTATGGCATACACAAAACAGGTTAAAGCAGCTTCTATTTTGAATAATGCTTTTGACTCTGGTACTACTTATGGAGATGGAGTGGAGCTTTGTTCTACTGCGCATCCGTTAGTTTCAGGTGGTACTAACTCTAATGAGCCATCAACTGCGGCTGATCTTAATGAAACTTCTTTGGAAGCGGCTATTATTCAGATTGCAGGTTGGACAGATGAGAGAGGACTTCTTATCGCAGCAAAGCCTAAGAAGTTAATCATTCCAGCAGATCTACAGTTTGTTGCAACTAGGTTGCTTCAGTCTGAAGGTCGGGTCTCTACAGCAGACAACGATATTAATGCTCTACGTAGCATGAGTGCTGTTCCTGACGGTTGGGGTGTAAATCATTATCTAACTGATACTGACGCATGGTTCATGCTAACAGACGTACCTAACGGTCTAAAACACTTTACACGTAGTGCAATGTCTACATCTATGGATGCTGACTTTGATACAGGTAATAGCCGATATAAGGCTAGAGAGAGATATTCTTTCGGTGTATCTGATCCATTAGGAATTTTTGGCTCACCAGGAGCTTAAAGTTTGCTAAATTAAAAAAGTAAAAGGGTGGCTTGCGGGTCACCCTTTTTTACATTATACTACAAATATAAATCAACTTGACAGTTATATAATGTAGCTGACAATAGCCAAGACAAGGAGATTCTCACATGGCTAATACAACGTTTAAAGGGGCGGTACGCTCTGAAAACGGTTTTAAGACCGTTACTAAAAGTAGTACTCTAGGTACTTATACCGAGTACTCAAATATGAACTCATCAGGTAATTTATACTTAAAAGGTGGTTCTCATTTACAATATGCTGCTGCTACAGGTTATGGTCCTTCCGATTTAGTTATCGGTAAAGGTGGTAGTCAATACGGAACAGCTAACCCTTGGGCAGAAAGTTCAACCCAATTATTCCCACTAGGAACTATACTTATTTATGGTAATAATGTTTATCGTTATGGTTTGAATGGTGGTACTGCTATCACTGCAGGAAAACTTGTTCAAAATCAAGCAAATGATTCAAACCACCTAAACATGACTGCTACTGCTGCGGTAAGTGCTGGTGAAACAGATATTTCAGTTGAGACAGGTGGTAATGACTTAACACTTAATGAATATACTGATGGTTATTTATGGGCAAATGATGTTAATGGTGAAGGTCAGACAATGAGGGTAAAATCTAACCCTGCACATGACCATTCAGATGATCCTAGTGTTGTGATAACAACTTATGATCCATTAGCAACAGCCTTAACAACAAGTTCTCAGCTTTCTTTAATCCATAATCCATATTCACAAGTTGTTGTTGCTCCTACAGCAGAAGCAGGTGCAGTTACGGGTGCTACTGTTATTGACACGACAGCAGATTACTATGCTTGGTTTACAGTATCTGGCCCACAGGCGTTGTTGACAGAAGGAACTCTAGTTGTTGGACATAATTGCATGAGATCAGATTCTACGGCAGGAGCTGTTGAGCCAAGTTCAGGTTCAACACTTGTTAACATTGGACAAGTTATGGCTGTTAACGCTACTACAGAATACTCCCTTGTTTGGATGAATCTTCAATAATAATCAGGTGGGGTGAAAGCCCCACTTTTTCAAAATAGGAGATGTAAATGGCGATTTCAGATGTAAAAGTATTAACCATATCAGATGTAAATGCTGCCGATGCTGATCGGTTGGTTACTGCAGCAAGACCTGATACTTCTGCAACTATGGCGAATACTACACATGCAGGTGGTGCAGCTAGGAATGTTACAGTAACAACATCAGGTACAAGTGATAACGCTAAGACTTGTACTATTACAGGAACAGATGTTTTTGGTGATTCTATGACGGAAGTTATAACTTCAACTAGTTCAGCAGAAACAGTTGCTGGTGCTAAGTACTTTTTAACAGTGTCCGCAGTTGAATGTTCTGCTCAGTATGCTGGTAATATAACAGTGGGTTCAGGTTCATTA